TCACTACTATTTATCGTATTTAATTTTTTTGGGTTAAATAGGACTATTAACCAGGTGGGAAGTAGCCGTCGATACCTTGTATTACTACAACAGGTTTTGCAGGAACTTCACCTGAAAACTGAACATACGTTCCGGTATAATATGTAAAAGTTAATGATGTTCCGGCATTAACATCACCAATTACAGGTTCACTAATTTGTACGTTAAATGTTCCAGTGATAGTCTGAACAACAGTTGTTCCTGAATTGATTCCTGCCGATCCTGAAACTACTGTTCCAGGCTGAACATTGACCACAGTGTCTAGATAAAGAATATTATTAGTCAACGAACTTGCAGCAGTTGTTCCAGTAGTTACTGCTGATGCAGGACTAGGATCAGTTGTTAAATCATAATTAGTGCCTGGAATTTGAAAAACATTATCAACATAAACTGATATGTTTTCAGCGCCCGCATCATATGACAGTTGATAGCTAGGATTTAAAGGACCAAAAAATGTACTGTAGTAGTTACCACTTCCTAAATTTTGAACATTCATTAAGGCAGGACGAACTGTTCTAACTCTTTCCCACAATCCTCTTACTGATGCTTCTAAATCAAATAATTGTGTATTGTATCTTATTTGATTATATTCTGTAGCGCCTGACGGACGTTGTCCAACAGTACCTGCAGGTACTTGTATACTGGCAGTTAAATCAGTTATCAAACGACCTGCTGCGGTTAGAGCAAAAGAATCATTGCTTACGTTTCCGTCATCTAAATTTTTTCTTTTATAAAATTTCATTGTTATTGCCCTGTTGCAACATAACTCACTGTAGCAGTAATTAAATTATTTTGCGTTGCCTGTGCTTGAACACTGTCGCTATCACTTAAAATAAATCTTTCTGTATCAATACTAAATGTTTCTCCGGCAGGAACTGGCATTGCATTAATAATCATGTTAGCATCGCTAGCAGGTTGACTTGATGGAACAACCCAAATTGTAACTTCGTCGTCTGTAGAACTTGTATTGCAAAAAATTAAACAAGTAATTGCGTTTTCGCCTGTTGAAACAAATACTTCTGTTTTGTCCGTTGCGATAAGTTGTGCGTTTGCGATAGCCATCTTAAATCCTTAAAATATAATTGAAAATACCAATGCTTTTCTTGCAGATATTAATTCACCTCTAACTTCTGTAGATGGTGATGTTCTGTTGTCATCTGCAACAAATAACAATCCTGTACTACCTGCGCCTAATGTTGATGTAGAATAAATCTTTACAGAGCCTTGGCTTCTAAATGGAGCAGTAGAAGATACACCAATTGATATACCGTTATTTACTACTGTAGTGCCTGTGCCAAAAGTTTGTAACGTTAAGTCTGTATTGGCTGTAGTTGTTCTTAGAGTACGATTTACAATAGCAATGCCTTGCATTGTAATACCGCTACCTTGAACTAAGAATTGACTAACTCCGTCAATGTATGTAGTTACTTTACTCGGTAGTCCTGATACGCTGTCGTCTGATACAGTAACATATGTGTTACCTTGTCTTAGTTCTAAAGAAGTTAATGAACTAGTAGCAGTTCCTGAAAAAGGTCTGTTATCTACATATTCTTTATTTGGAATATCATTAGGATGTGTTACTCGAGAAGCATAATTTTGCTGTCCTATAACTGACAACATTTCTGGTTGTCCGCTATTTCCTAACAGAATCATTCTGTTGGTAGTAGTGCTAGAATCAACAACTCCTGAATAATCTAGCATCAAAGAAGATAATCTTAAAGCGCTGCCTTTTTGTGAAACACCGTTACCAACAGTTATAGACCAACTTCCTGCATTAGAAGAAGTAGTTCCATTGTTTTTTGTCCATACCCAGGTATCTTCTTTGAATAATATTCTTGCAGACGATGTTGTGCTATCTCTACTACCTCTATCGATTGCAAGACCTGCCGAACCGTATGTTACATATGAATTTGTTTCGCCTGCATTAAGTAAAAGAATATTATCTTGAATGTTAGTATTAGTTGCTGCAAAACTAGTCTGATTGCCTAAAACATTTAAACTACCAGTTATAACAACTGTTCCAGTGTTTACACCCGTATCGAGTGTAATAGTTCCTTCACGAGCAGTGGCTAACTTTAAATCACCTGTATATCTTATAACGTCTAATGCCATGGCGGTCAGATTCCTTTAACATATTTAGCCGTAAATAAGAAAAGGGCCGAAGCCCTTTTTTAAATTACATCTAAGTAATTTACTCTGCGTCGCCTTCAAAGTTTGTAGCACCTGTTGCTGTAGTAACAGCAACTGTAGATGTGCCTGCTTCTTCAACACGGGCGGCTCCATCAATTGAAGATACGCTAAAGTTCCACGGATAACGAGCACCGTCATTAGCAGTCATTACACGACCGGCCATTTTAACTGCACGTACCGCACTTCCGCCGTCTAATTGAAAAGTAATTGTCATTTCGCCAGCAGCGATCGCAGCAGATGCTTTATCAACTAATCTGCATGTTTTTTGCAATGAACCATCAGAGCAAACAAAAGTTTTACTACCTCTTTGTTTTACAATATATCCTGCAACACTAGCGGAACCATTGTGAAATTGAACTTTAATATTATTATCTGTATTTGCGCTAAAATAGCGTTTGTTAGTTGGACGTCCCATTTGTTTCTCCTTTAAAACGTTCTAGGTCTACGCAGCGGGTCAATTCTGCATAAGTCCTACTCAAGTGTAGGCACGATTAATGACACTGTATTTAACAAAAAACCCGCCGAAGCGGGTTTTTATTTGCCTTTTATCTAATTAAAGATTAACGGAAACTTACGTTAGCGCTAGTGATAGCAACTTTACCTAAGTAATCAGCAGCGTTACCTAGTGAAGATGCTGTGTTTGTTAACTCAACATATCCGTAACGTGTCATAAAGCCAACTACTGGTTCGAATGTTGCTGGATCTAGCACAACACCAGAACTCATTAGAGGAATATATGGGCAGTAGAACGCAGCAGCATCTGCTTCGCTTGTACCTTTGTATCCAACTAATACTTGGTTGTTGTCATCTGCATCACTCATGTAAGCATCAACATAAATTCTCATGCTGTTGTTTAATGTACCAACAAACTTAGTGTTTGTAGGTGCTTCAAATGTACCTTCTGTAGTACGTGCAAATGCGCTAGTTGTAGCAGACTGAAGGATCGTTAGAGCCTGGTTAGATACAACTGCCCAGTTAGCAGAACCACGACGTGTACGCTGAGCAATCAAGTTAGCAACACGGTTGATTTGAATCGCTAAAGCAGCATGCTCATCACCAACAAATGTAGCAGTACCACTTACAGCAGCCTGGTCATATGTCTGCTCAACTGAACCTAAAGAACGTAGACTTGCTAGTACTTCTTGGTCAATTTCAGCAGTAATTTCTTGTGCTAGAGCAGCCATAATTTCTGCTTCAATGTCAATACCTTGCATGGATTGTGCATCTTGTGCAGCCTCAAAAGTCCAGCGTGCGCTTAACTTACGTGTCTTCGCTTCAACTGGTGCTTTCAAGATTTGAATGCTCATACGCTTGCCTGGCCGACCTTCTAGAACAGCAGTTGTTTGCGCCTTTGGAGTTGCATCAACGTTGTTACCAGAATAAGCAGCAGCGATCTTGAATGGACTTAATGCCTCGTCACCTGCTACAATGCCGTCGCCGCTATCAGCATAACGAACACGTAGAGTGTGAATTTGTGCAACTGGACCTGTCATAGGCTGTACACCAACGATTTCGTTAGCAATAACAGTCGGCATAACACGTCTGATAACCGGTAAAATAACACGGTTTAATGTTGCAATGTTGCCGGAACTTGTTGCACCAGCAGTTGCGCTTTCAGCCAAATACTTGCGAGTATTCTCAAGAGTTGTTGCCATTACGGATCTCTTGGTACCTTGTAGGCCTTCAAGCAGAGCGTCTTTGGTCTCTGACCATCTTTCGTTTAATAATTGTGACATTTTATGTCTTCTCCTTGAATTAAGTTTATTTTAGACCCGCTAATTTGCGGATGTCTAAGATGTTTTCTTTTAAGCCTACCTCGGCTGTCTTTTGTTCCCGGTCTCCAGTTACTTCTGTGCTTTCAGTAATAACTTCTTTGGTTTGCACCTTAGTAGTTTTCTTAACTGCACCTTCCATAACTGCTGGTAGGTATTTGTCAAAAGTATCACTAAGTTTTGCAGTCTGTACAGACTCTAGCAATTCTTTCATAATACTTTTTTGCTCAGCACCTAATGGTGCTAGCATTTCTGCCATTACTTCTTTACGTTTAGCAATATCATAGGCAACACGAATTTCGCGGTCCTTAGATTCTACTAAATGTGTTTTTTCATTAACAGCAGCCTTTGCTTCTGCTAGTTCAAGTTCTTTCTTCTCGATAACCTTCAACAATTTACTTGTTTCAGATTTTTCGTTTAGATAACTTGTACCAAACTCTTGAGCAAATGCTTCAAATAAGCGGCGTCCAAATGCGTTTTCACGGGCACTATCAATATCTTCTTTGAGTTGTTTCATCTCAGAAGTTAATTTTTTAGTAACTGTGTTTTCAACAATTGCAGCACTACGCTTAATAAATTGCGCTTTGATTTCTCCAAACTTGTTTTTTGCTTCACGGACTAACTTAACTTTCGTTTCTGCTAAATCACGCTTGTCAATTGCAAACTCGTTGATTTCTCTTGCTAGAGCACCTACAATAAAGTTCTCTAACTTAGAAAAATTCTCAGCAACTTTATCACGATCGCTTTGGAATTCTACTAATTCTTTACCAAGTTGTTTCATGATAAATGATTCTAATATTTTAGCATCACCTGTCATTTTGCGTTGATAAGTAACCTTTGCTTCCACTAGGGCATTCTTATCTTCTGCTAACTCGGCCATTTCTGCGGCCAATCTCTCACCGATCATCTTGTCAAGTGCTTCAACCATAACAGCCTTATCATGGCTGTATTTTTGAGCAAACTCTTCACGAAGTTCGGCAGTGACTTGGTCGCGATTCTCTTGAATACGTTGGGTAAAAGCGCCTTCAATCTCAGACTTTACGTCTTCTGACATCACGCCACTTTCGACCAATTGTTTGAATGCGTCCAACATTTTTTGGTCTCCTTAGGTTTTTAACCCGTTAATAATATGAAGCATCGCCTCTCGTAGATACTTCTGGGCCTTTGGATCTTCTTTCACTTCTTGCGCTACTGTAAATGCTTTGTTACCTCCACGCATGTTCATGATATGTTCATAAACAGGTGTAGGATAAGCACCAGGAGCACTTGGTTGAGCAACTACGTCAACAGTAATAATCTCAAAATCTGCTACTTCGCCAGAACCTTCATTAACGTTACCGCTACCTCTAGAACTTACGCCAAGTTTTACGCCGCTTTCAAGCATTGTGCGAACTAAGTTACCCATTGGGGTAGGAAGGATTTTCATCTTTCCATAGCCATTTGGGCCGTCCATCCACATATCTGTAATCATATGGGATACACGGTCTAAATTTACTTTTAAATCATCAGGATGATCAACTTCACCTAAAACAGAATAACCACTCTGAATTTGATCATTTAAAGTTTTTACAGCGTTAGCAATCTCATTTACTGGATAAACCCGCTGGTTGGCATTTCGGATACCGCCTTGAATAGCAATTCCCTTCAAGTATAGATTCTTACCGTCCTTGTCATCAGACTCTAAGACTACTCTCGCCTGATCAAAACTTAAATGCTCTCTTAGATATGAAAGTTGTTTCATCCTATTTTCCTAATTATTGTGCTCGGTCTGCAGGAGATTTAGTATAAGCACCAGTTTCGCTAGTACCTTTTCTCTCTGCGCCATGACCTGCGGCAACTTTACTTAGGGTGTTACCTTGTGGCATTTTTGTTTTAGCGCTACCTGTGATGTTCTTTTCAACACCTTTAGTATATTCGCCTTTAACATTACCAACTAGACCTTGACCGCCCTTGCCACCTGCTTCAGTAGACTTGCTACCTAAGATGTTGTGTGCAGTTGCGCCTGTTGTTGGCTTACCTTTAGCAGTACTTACTGGACTCTTACCATTGTCTGGTGAGTCTGTACGACCTTTTTTCTCAACTCCGTGACCGTCGGAAACTTTTTCAACATATTCACGAACGCTTTCTTTAGCAAAAGGATTTTCTCCCTCGTCATCAGATTCTTCGTCGTCCATGTCATCCTCACCTTCTTCGTCGTCCATTTCCATGTCGTCGTGTTCTGGTTCGTTTTCTTCGCCTGCCATTAGTTGTTCAAACTCGGCTTTCAATTGTTCTAGTGCGTCTTCTAAGTCAGCAATACGTTCTTCTTCAGAACCTTCGCCTTCGTCGCCTAAATCGCCGGCCATATCACTGTCCATGCCCATTGCATCATCGTCTTGGACATCAGATACAAAGTCATCGCTAGCGTCGCCGCCGATTTCTAGGGTTGTTTCTTCTTCAATAGACTCTTCCATGTCGTCTTCATCGTCCATGGCTTCATCTTCTTCATCGTCTTCTGCTTCTTCAGCAATCATATTTTCGTAAATTTCTCTACTCTTCTCTACAACGATTTCGTGGAATAATTCATTTGCCTTATCCATTTCCTCGTTGACAAGAAGATCTAATAGTTCTTCAAACTTGTTAGACATTGCGGGTTCTCCTTTAATTAGATTGGCAAGGCTGTCCTATATATTTACAACCAAGCGCTAATACTTATGCGAAACAGGCCAAAAACGGCTCGTTTTTGGTAAAAAAGAGATTATAGTGTGAATTTTTGACTAAAATATTTAATATTCTAATTCAAAAAGTTATATAGATAGTTATTATACCGCAGGTTCAACAGGTGTAGCGTACATGATTTTTACAAACTTAAGATGTTCTTTTTGTTCGGCTTCTCTTACATCTCCTGCTTTTCTTAAATCGCTTATCATCCTTAGTGTAAGTCTAGTTTTTCTAGTATCTTTAGATGTTATTACACTACTGTCATCTAATGGTTCATAGCGATCGTCAGAATCTAAATCTGCACTTTCTTTGTTAAAATAAATGAATTCGTTTAGTAGCATAATACTATTTATTCCAAATTATTGTTGCGGCGGTAGTGTTTCTGCACCACCTAAATCTTCTGGAGGTATTTCTTCTGCTTGACTTAAATCTTCAGTATCTATATCCATTCCGCCTGCTGTAATGCCTGCACCACGCAGTTCAGCGGCTGCTGGTACTTGTTTAGCAGATAGACCATTTTCTTCTTTCCACATTTCCTCGTTCTCAGCCATTTCTTCTAATGAAAGACCTAAGAATCGTTTTAATGCAAACCGTTTGCTAATAAAAGGAACTGCAATAACTGCGCTATAACTAGAAATTCTTGCAGTATCCATTTCTGTTTGACGGTATGAAGCAAAGTTTTGTGGTGGATTAAATTGTAATTCAAATATATTAGGATCAAAGTTAATGCCTTTATGCATTAAGTAATCTTTAAATTCAATATCAAAATTCTCGTTTAAGAGACTTTGGAGACGCTCGCAGTACTTGTTGAATCGTAATTCTTGAATGTATGCTGTTCCAACTCTACCATCATTGAACGAAGATCCTCCGTCGTCAGGCCCGGTCGGAAGATAACTGCTAGGTATGCGTAGAGCACGAAACAACTTATTAGTAAAATATCTAAGATCATCAATTTCTCCTAAGTTAGTACCGCCTGGAAGAACTTCAACTTTAGAACCCCTACCTTCAGAAGTTTGTGGGAAAAAGTAATCTTCGTTGATACTTAACGGATTGTAACTAGCATCTACAACGCTTTGTCCTCCTCCAGTTACACTTGGGATGCGTCGTTGATTTACTTCGTTTTTCACACGCTCAACAAATCCCATTGCCAAGTGACTTGGCATATTACCTACATCAATATAAAACACTCTACGCTCTGGCGCACGTTGTATACGATAGATAATAATAGCGTCTTCAAGCAGTTCTTTCTGCTTGTAAACTTTAAAAATGCTTTCTAATAGACTATTTCCAAACGGAAAATTATTGTCCATTCCCTCGCTCATTGACAAATGTACCACATGTTCTGCATCAATTGCCCATTGATTTTGATTTACACCAAATCTATTTCCAGTATTGGTAGGACTAGATCCTACCATATTTTTATTACCGCCGCCACTGTACGCAGTAGGAGTAGTAGCATTTGTAGCGTTAGCATTGATCTGAGTTGAGCTTAGATTCATAAAGTTCGGATTAATATCACGAACAACATATTGTTCAGGCTTTTTACCTTCGCTTTCGTTGACAATAATTTTATCAACTTTGCTAGGATCTACATGCATCCATGCTCGTGTTTCCGGGTCACGAATAAAAAAACAATCTCCGTATTTAAATGCACTACGTACAATTTTAAAAATTCTTTTTTGAAACTTGTTTAATCGAGTCCATTGCTGCAATGATCGTTTAATAATTTTAACTTCTGTAGGAGTTGCCTGTTCTTTAAAGAAGATGTTAAATGGTGTAGAATTTTCGTCGTTAGTTTGAGAACAAAATTCTGCAAGAATATCTAGCGCAGCATTAACTTCGCTATCCATATCCATAGTATCGTATTGATTATATCTTTCAATACGATTTGGATGTCCTGAATAGACATCCGGCAAGTATGAACTATAATTTGCTTTGCTTCCGGTAGGTCCGTATGCGGAGTCTGCACCGCTAATTGGACTTTTTGTGCCAGAAGCATTAACTGTAACGGGGGTGAAGTACTTTTTCCAAGACATAATTTAGACCGGATATAAATTTCCGGATAATCCTCTTAATGCATCAATGCTTCTGCGTCCTGTGTCTGCGGTGTCACGAACGTAAGATAACATTTCTGCTGTTTGCTTATTTAACGTTTGTAGTTCGCTAAGTAAATTTTTACCTACAACATCAGGTTCGTTATTTTCTTTCGGTGCAAATAATTCTGCCAAAGAATTTTCAAACTTTTCAAAAGGATTTGCCTGTTGTGATTTCATTGTCTTTTGCATTTCTGCTACTAGACCTGCTATATCTGGCTGCTGGAAATTTGTAGCACTAGGCATAGACATGTCTAATTGTACAGGAATAGTTCTACCATCTGGTAAAGGAACTACTGCTTCTGTACCGTGTAGTATTGCATCAAATCCAGATCTTGGACCGCTTAACACCGCTCCGTTTGCCGCAGCCGGTGCTTGATTAGGTTGCATAACAGTAGGGTCTTCTTGTGCTGCTTTACCAAATATACTAAATTTATCCCACACTGCTTGGAATACTTTTGATAAAATATCAGTAAGCCCGTCAGTAAGATCTTTAATTGCCTTGTCTCGAGTTGCAGGATTGATAAAACTTTTAATCCAATCTGTAATTTTTCTTAGTCCTGCTTCTACCTCAGGCAAAACTTTACCGGACATTCCTTTAAAGTCTTGTACTAAATCATTTGCAAACTTTGTTAAATCTTTAATAACAGGAAGCAATGCCATATAGACATCTCTTCCGAGATCTCTCATTGCTTTTTCTGATTCTGCTGCCGCGGCTGCTTCAGTTTTAGCACGGTCTTGTGCTTTTGTAACGTCGTTTTGCAGTTTTATTAAATCTTCTTGCGATTTTGCACCTTGCTTCAATGCTCTATTATAGTTTGCCTGTGCAGTCATAATGGCTTCAGCAGTTGGTCCACTCATCATACTCATTGCACTAACTAATGTAGTTCCAAACTGTTTAATGTCTTTAAAAGATCCTGCCATAGCAGCAGCGCCTGAACGATTAACATCGTCTATTGTTTTACCGCTATTTTGTATGTCAGATGCTATTCGATCTATACCTTGAGCAGCATTGCCCATTGTTGCTCTAAATGTTTGCGATGCGTCTGTCATATCTGGCAAATTCATTAACTTTGCTTGCAAACTTTGTACTGCACCTTTGCCGCCTACTGCCAGTGCTTGCGATAGGCCTGCCATTGCTTTCTTACGACCATCTTCATCTAATGTCTGCAGGTATGCTTCAAACGCTGCATTTTGTTGGGCTTCTTGTAGGGCTTTTTCTTGTTCTTCTCTACTCTTACCAGTTATAGTAGCCAACATGTCGAGTTGTTTCATGTAGGATCCTGCTGCCTCTGATAACCCTTTAGTATTACGCATTTCGTCTGCTGTCCGTCCGCCAGTCATTTTAATGTAGTTGGCTAATCCGTTTGCAGTTTCTTCTGCCGATAATCCTAGTGCTCTCAATTGTTCTCCCATAGGAGAATTTCTTAAATCTTTTGCTAATCTTACGAAATTCTTTGAACCGTCTTCTGCTCCTGCACCCATACTAGCCAATGCAACAGAATTGTTTGATAAAACAGTTCCAAATTGTTCAAGTGTAAGTCCTAGCGATAATGCTTCAACTCTAATAGTAGTCAGTGAGCCACCAAAGTTAACACCTGCTTTAGTAAGTTGTCTGTAGGTTTCTAATTCTGCTTCCTGTAACTGCAATAACTTTTGAAATGCGCCTGCAACTAGACCAATACCAAGTGGCAAATCTTTAAACGCACCTGCTAGATCGCTGGCAGCACCTGCTCCGTCAACTAATGAACCGGCTAAGTTTGTTAGATTACCTGCTGTTTTAAATGCACTGGCTGCAACATCTCCTACAACAGTTCCTAAAAATTGTGCTCCTTTACCAAGACCGTAGAACAAAGGATTAAGTTTAAGTAAGGAGCCTGCACTTAATGATGAGTTCTTACCCAGGGCAGTAACTGCTTGTTCTGCTTGTTCAACTGCTCTAGCATCCATTCCTGCCTTTTCAGCAAGTTTGGCCAACTTCTTCATTTCTTTAACGGAACCAGCAGATGCTAGCAGCAAAGCCTTTAGGGTTGTTTCCGTAGCCGCATTGTTTAATTCGACTTCGTTGTCACCTATTCTACCAGTTACGTCTGCCATAGTTAAAATCCCAAGTTCTATGCGTATATAAATAATACACTGAGTTATACTCAGTTATTTATCGGAGAATATAAACATGGTTCCACAGCAGACTAATAGTCAAAACCCATTAATGAATCTTATGAGACAACCTAAGATTTACATTCGCTTACCTAGCGGAGGACAATATTGGGATGCCGGATCTATTGATGTTTCTGAAAATGGAGAGTTTCCTGTATTTTCAATGACTGCGCAAGACGAACTTGCACTGAAAATTCCAGATGCATTAATGAATGGACAGGCAGTTGTGGATGTTATTCAGCACTGTATGCCTAATATTAAAAATGCATGGGCATGTCCTAACTTGGATTTAGATGTTATCTTAATTGCTATTCGTATTGCTACATATGGCGAAAAGATGAATGTACCGTTAGTGATTAAAGAGTTTGAAGCAGATTATTCTTTAGATTTACGAGTGTTATTAGATCAATTAAATGCTCAAATTACTTGGGATCCCGTTGTGCCTATCAATGATGATCTTACACTTTATGTAAAGCCTATTAACTATCGTGTAATGAGTGCTAGTGCTGTACAGACTTTTGAAACACAGAAATTAATTCAACTTGCTGCTGACGATAGTATTCCTGATGATCAAAAGTTAGAAACATTTAAAAACAGTTTTGCTAAATTAAATCAATTGACTGTGGGAATTATCAATAATTCTGTTTACCAAGTAGATTCTGCTGCCGGCCAAGTTACTAATCAACAACACATTCAAGAGTTTATGAACAATGTTGACAAGGCTACCTTCAGTAAAGTAAAAGACCATATTGATGCCTTGAGAGAAATCAACACTATTAAACCATTGACTATACCTGTTAACGATGAAATTCGAGCACAAGGTGTTGACACAGACACTATTGAATATCCAATCAGTTTCGATCCTTCAAATTTTTTCGAATAAGGCTTTTGTCTCTCAGTTTGGAAGAGATTGACGAACTGAGTAGGAAAATGGAAAAAGAGACAAAAGCCTTAAAAGACAATCTATTCAGGCTTTGTTGGTATATGAGGGGCGGTATGACTATATCCGAAGCATACAATCTAGCACCTGATGATTTAGAAGTCCTTAACATCATCATTAAGGACAATATGGAAACTACTAAGAAAAGCGGATTGCCGTTCTTTTAAACTGCTTTGCCGCCACGCACTACTTTAGGCTTTGCTGCCGGCGTTCCGGGAGGAGCCATTTTACTAACAGTCTTCTTAACTGGTGCTGCTTGATTTGTAATACCTAAGTCTTGTGCAAGGATAGCAAGAATTCTTTGCTTGCTTTTTTTATCTAATTTGGCAACTAAATCTTTTGTTTGTCTATAATTTGAAACTGCTGCAAGTTGTTGTGTAGATTGTCCCATTGCTGGGTTAACTTTATTTGTTGCAGTAGTTGGGTTACCTGCTACTGCTGATTTGCCTGCATTATAACCCTGCTTTGCTGCCTTGCCCATACCAGCAATACCACCTGCTACTGCGCCAGCACCTTTGGCAACACCGCCTACTACTCCAGGAACACCCATTGCAGCACCTTTGGCTACCTGACCTATGCCTTTGGCAACTCCTTTGATACCTGCTTTAGCAGCATCCCATCCAGGACCTTCATTTAATTCTCGAATAGCAGATTCGGATAATATTTGATCTATACGCATGATGTTTGTTTCCTTAATAGCGAACATGATTATTTATATTAATAAGATGTACTGCGTACATCTGTTCTTTGCTATCGCTCGAACTGTTATAAATGAAGTAATAATGATATGCGAAGCACTTAAACTATTATCTAGATTAAGTGGTCACACTTCGCCCGCACAGGGCAAAGAAAAAAATCTGCATTATCTGAGTAGCGCAGCCACATAGTGTTAAAACTACAAAGTATTTCTACTTAACACAGGCGGTTGTCCGATACCTGCTCGTCTTGTCTTATTACAACGGCATGTTATGCATTAAACACTATCTTATTGCACAACACTGTAGGCGTTTGTTAAACCCTACATCTTTTTGCCTATTCAATTCTCTTCAAACAACTAAATCGCAGGTCTTGATTAGCGATCTTCATCCTTTCGGGTAGTAGTTGAGTACTCTTAGCGGCGAGAGTTTTCCATCCCTGCGATTCGTAATCCAGGTTTAGGGCGTCCGATATTTGCCGACGCTTGCTTGTTACCGCTTAAGGTGCCTTAAATTTTAGATTTTATGTGAGAGCCATGGACACGGACTTGTATATGTCCGTTATAGTATTCGTCGGATTCTAATACTTTGCGCTCGAATTGTTCTCGAGCCTCAATGTAAGATGTTTCTGATTTTGATTTACAGTAATAGAGGATTTCTCTAGTGAATTTATCTGTGCCTAATGCTACAACGTCTGTTGTTAGATTAGGACTCGAGCCATAATATGTTTGCCAGTCTGATTCAATTTTGCCTCGAATCTTTTTTTTCTTCTTTGTGCCGTTCTTTAACTTTACAGTCTTGTAGGTCGTTTTACTAAATTTTGCTAATTTCTTACCAATATACTTACGCCCGGTAATTGTGTTAGAGATAAGATATACAAATCCAACACAATCTTCGGGCAATTCATTAATTATACTGCCTTGATAAGTCCAAGTCAATTACTGTGCAGCCTTTTTTGCTTCAACACGAGCATTCTTTTCTGCTGTGATTTCGTTGCGACGTGCCTTGACAGCCTTGCTCATTTCTGCAAGTGCTTTACGAGCACGAGTTCCTGCTGCCGCATTACCTGCAGCAAATTTTGCATCTTCTGCCATGTATGCATCAAACGCTGATTGAAGTTCATTTTGTGTACTCATTTTTTATTTTCCTTTAAAAGTTTTCTTTGTTCTTTGGCTTCTGTCTTTAAACGGATCTGTTCTTTATGATCAAGCCAAATTTGTTTTTGAATTTCACTATACTCTTTTTGTAATTGAAATACTTCCATCCTAAACGGATTCATATGTTCTTTTAACTGGCCTATGGCCTTTCTTAAACGTCTACAAGATTTATTTGTTGGTTTTTGAGTAAAGCCAATGTGTGCATTATGCAACTCTGTGACTTTTTCCAAGAACTCTTTATAAATCTCTGTATATTTCTCTAACATTTAGTATTAATACTCGATATGATCGGCATCATTTGAGTAAGAAGTAAATCCGTTCTCTTTGATAACCTTAAGTACAGTGTTAACTCGCCCCACTAACTCGTCTTTGTGACTGATCAAGTATATATTCTTATTGCGTTCACGTGCCATCTTCTTTAGAACAGCAAGTCCGGATTCTACACCTGCACTGTCCATTCCTGCATCTATAAGTTCGTCAATGAACAATAAATTAACCTGTTGGTAAAGTCCTTCCCAAACATCTCGGAATGCCCAACTTAGACTTAAAATAAGTCTGTTACGTTCACCACGTGATAAGTTATCAAAGTCAAGGTCTTGTCCAAGTTGTGTAATTTCAACGTTTAAATCATTTTGAAATTTTACTTGATGTGGCAATCCCATTTTAGAAATATAATATCCTAATCGTTTGTTTAGATAACTTAAATTCTGGTCAATAATCTTTTTACGAATAAAACTATCTTTATTAGTCAACAACTTTAACAAAAACTCTTGATGATCTTTAGTTTTAGTTAATTCGTTAATGATATTCCAATTGATTACTTGTAGCGCAGTCTGTTTAAGTTCTTCTACTTGTTCTTTATACGGATTCAATTCTGCAACTTTATTTGTTAAACTAGTTTCTAAACTATTAAGATTGTTTTTATGACCTAGTGCTTCGGCTTCTGTTTCATAAAATGTTTCAGGCCGCCTTCCTAAATCTCCAATTGCATCAATAGTTTCTTTGATAGACAACAAACCTACATTAACTTTATCTGCATAGATTAAACTGTCTTCTAGATCTTTTTGTGCTTTAAGTAACATTTCTTCATGCTTGTAGTCATGTAGTTCTTGCTCACATGCCGGACATTGTTTATTTGCAAGGGTTTCTACAGCGCTAGTATATTTGCTAACTGATTTATCAGCCTGTATCTTAGCACTTTCAAGAGTTGCCCGCTGTTTATTCAATTCTTTAACAGTAGAAGTATCTGAAAGCCATTCTTTTAGATTTTCATGAAGCAATAGTTCTTCGTCAATGTCTACATTTTCTAATTGTAGTATTGCTCTTCCTAACTTTTCGAGGTCTTCGTTTGTTTTTGTTTCCCAGGCCGAACTTTTAATGCCCAAACTGTCAATGGATTTCTGTACATTCTCGTTCGCAGTTTTAACACCTTCGATTCTGAATGTTTCTTGTTGAATAGCATCTTTTGTAATCTTTACTTCTTGTTTTAATCGTTCTGCTTTTTCTGACAGTAGTGTAATGCCTAGCAATTGTTCAATAACTTCTCTCTGATCTGCTGCTCGCATTGAAAGAAAAGGTTCAGTATAAGTGTTTAACGCAATTAAATGCTTAAACATTGTATGACTCATGCCTAACAATTGCTCAATAGACTTTTGCGTTTCTCGACTATCGCCTTGACTTTCGTCTTGATCTTCTGTTTTTTGCTCTTGATCATTTACAAAAAACTTTAGTACATTGGGTTTACGCCCTCTTTCAATTCGAAAAGCCTGCCCGTTAGTATCAAACTCTACAGTAACAAGCATATGTTTCCCATTTGTCTTGTTAATTAAGTTTTCTTTTTTAATATTGGTTAGCGCCTGGCCATACAATGCATACGAAAGCGCATTAATAATAGTTGTTTTACCTGTACCATTTCGACTGCCGCTATCATCTCCACCTAAGTCTACGTTTTCACCTAATACAAGTGTAAGTTGTGCTTTATCAAAATCAACTGCCTGAGTTTGATTGCCTACACTCATGAAATTTTTCACAGTTATATTATTGAGTTTGAAAGTCATAGGTTGTTATAAATTGAAAGTAATAATTTTTTATCAAATGAATTTGAATCGATATTCACTAATTGATCTGTAACAATTTGATCTACACTTTCAAATTTTGTTTCGGTTTGATCATCTAAAATAGAATCTAAATTTTCTTTTTCTTGAATTAGACTTATTTCTCTAATATCATATTTGTCTACAAATGTTTCTTTAATAAAATTTGCTTCTTCAAAACTGATATCGATATCTAATCCAACTTTGATGTACATTTTATTTTTCATCAACGAAGATTCTTCATCAATTAGTCTGCTTAATTTTACAGATCTAAATTTAGGAGCATCTTCCCAATCGATGAATTGAGGCACACCGCCCCATTCTAGTGTCATCATGCCACGCTCGTCATCCCATGTATCTGCAAAGTTATGGGGGAAAGCATTGCCAATGTACCAAACTTTTCCTTTATTTTGCCGTTTGTGGAAGTGACCACTGAACACATAGTCTTGATAATGAAAGTGTTCTGCTTGCAGTTCACCGTGATCAGGCATTTGTACCATGGCGTTCATGTAGAACAAAGGTAATTCAAAATGCCCAAACATATATTTGCTCTTGATCTTGGTAATATCTCGCCATTCATCACTTACTAGCCAAGGAACAAGGGTTACGTCGTCAATAGTAGTAACTTTATCAACTACAGTGACACCCGGAATATGATGTCCGAACGCAGCACTGTGAATAGTTCGTTTGTCTTTGTAAAACAAATCGTGATTACCAGGGAACCAAAAGAATTGTTCGAATGCTGCACCTAGTTTTTCTAAACTTCTAATGCTTGCATCTAAGGTAGTTAGATTAATCGAGTTGCGATTATGATGCCAATCGCCAAGAAAAATACAAGTTTCGCAACCTTCTCGTTTTGCGTTTTCAATAAACCAATCTACAAAGTCTTCACAATCTTGATTATGAGTTGCTGAATTTGATTTTAAACCAAAATGTATGTCTGTAAAACACGCTACTTTTTTAAACAAAGCCATTAACAATAGTCTCCCTATTTAATAGTGTAGCATGCTGATATAATAATGTCAAGTTTCAGTTCCGCTTTCGATATCTGTTTCTTCCGATTTAGGCATTCTAAAGTTTTTATACAATTCTGCTTGCCTTGCAGTTTCTTCCGCATACTCATCACGGTATTGTCTTGTCATACTTGGAGTGAACCCATTAATTTCCAGCATATCATCTCGAATATTTTGATTTTTTTTCTCAATGTTTAGTACTCTAGTAAACGAATTAGTAACAGCCGCTGTATAATAAGCAAACGGATTTTCTGATTTTGATTCGTCGAACTGTAATCCTATTTGACTTAACTGTAGAATTGCTTGTCCACGCATTTCTTCATTATAAGTATAACCACGCCAGTTGCTACGTTGTGCATATCGTTCGGAAAGTTTAATAAACATTTTGCCAAGATTTTCAGTAATTCTGCCATGTTCTTTACTAAAATATCCTTTGTCTAGATCACCTTTCCAATGACTTTTACCTACACACACAAGTTCGTCGTTATCATTGTATTTCCAGTGTTGGAAAGGAGGAAAATTTACCTTATCGTGACTGTCTGCAGTACTCTTGACTGTTTTTTTACGTCCCGGTGCTAGCGGTATATGATCAAATGTCATAATTCGAAATACTAAGTCGACTTTTTGTATAGTTTTATAGTCCTGAGTAAGTTCTGCTAACTTTACTTTTTTATCTCCTTCTGCTCTGGCCTTATTAAACGCCAACAATCCTATTCGTTTAGCCTGTGCTCTTTTAGCATCAGTGACTGTAAGTCGATTAATTTTATCTAAATTAGTTAGAATAATATCGTGTTGACTGTATTTTTTATCGGTGAAACTGCTGAAAGTAATTTTACTTTTATGAATCTCTGCTAATAAATCTCTATTATTTAAATATCTAACTTTTGGTCCTGGAGATAGTATTGTCATAGTTATAATGTCCCTTTATAATATTGTAGCAAATATGCCACATGTGTGTCAACCATTTAATGACGGTTTTTTATGTGGTAAATAAGGTATAGGGAATATATTTATGGCCGACCTTGACTCGCTTAAACAAAGATTAGCAAATGCTAATGCAGCCGCCACTGCTGCAAAACCTGCTTATGATGCCGCAAAAGCAAAATCTGATGCTGCATATGCGGCATTGACAAATGTTATTGCTACCGAAGGACAGTCCGCCAAACTTAGAGAAGTTAATTCATTAAACACGCAAATAAACCAAAATCCAAACGACCCTGCTTTGCAATCAAGGCTTGTAGAAGTACAAACTTCAATGCAGGAATCTCGAAAACGTATTGCCACAGCGCAGCAACAATCAGACGAAGCAAATGCAGAAAGAAATTCTACTGCTGCCACATATTTTGAAGTAGACATGCAAGCCGGAGAATTAGAAGAAGCAATATCGGTACAAGAACAAGCGGATATTGCTGCCCAAGTTGCAGACGGAGAAGCAAATGCTGCCCAAGCAGCAGACCCTACTTCGACTATTAAATCACCAGAAGCAACTAATGAATCTGCTACTGATATTGAATCTGCTGAAAAAATGGCAGACCCTAACAATACACCTGCCGGTAATAACCCAGACGAAGCAGATAGTACAGAAACATATGCTGCCGGTAATAACCCAGACGAAGCAGATTCGACTGCATCGCCAAGATCATCCGGAGTTCCGTCAGGCGCCCAACTAACCAAACCAGAACCTGCTTCTGCTAAATGGGCAGGTGCTGAAGATTTAAGAGTAATGATAAGGGTACCTACAGAGTATCTTAAAGGTAAATCCTCGTCGTTATCTGAACTAGGAGGTGTGTTATTTCCGTACACACCTCAAATTAGTTACGACACTCAAGCACAATATGGAAGTGTAAATCCTCTTCATAGCAATTATACACAATATTTCTTTAAGCATAGCAGCGTATCTGCTATACAAATTAACGGAAAATTTACAGTTCAAAATGAACAAGATGGTATAAAATGGTTAGCAGTTCAACATTTATTAAGAGCGCTAACTAAGATGCGGTTCGGAACAGATAAAAATGCCGGAAGTCCCCCACCCATATGTCGTTTAGAAGGGTATGGAGATTATCAATTGAGAAATATTCCTGTTGCTATACAAAGTTTTAAATTTGATTTGCCTGATGGAGTTGATTACATACAGGTTAAGTCATCGTTTGAAAATTCTTTAGTACCCACATCTTCTGTATTAGCAATAAGTTTAATACCTATTTACAGTAGACGTGAAATACAAAATTATAGTGTTGATAAATTTTTATCAGGTGAATTCACAGGAAAAGGTTATCTATGACAATATATTCTAAAACTAGTCCTTACTATGCTACTGAGATAACTGGCGGTTATCTTGATGTACTTACATTAAGATCTTTTCCTAATCAAAAAGACGATATTCTTTTTACAGTAACTAATCAATATGAGAATCGTCCTGATTTACTTGCATATGATCTTTATGAAGATGTTAATTTGTGGTGGGTGTTTGCTGTTAGAAATAGAAATATTCTAAAAGATCCTACATTTGACCTTGTTGCTGGTATTGAAATTTATCTTCCTAAGTTACAAACTCTTAGAGATTCGTTAGGATTGTAATATGACAAAACAACAAACAGGCATTACAGAGCGTAAGCAAGACTTGACTGGCGACGGAGGTGAAGCCATTGCTGCACTACTTAATAAATCGTCAAGTAATGCACTCTCTGATAATCCTACAGCAAATAATTCAGAACCTAATATTTTAAACAACTACCGGTCAGTTAACTATCATTTTACATTGGCTGCGCTAACACCAAATAATATTCGAGACCCTAAAAGTTATAGAGACAGTACATTAAAATATATTATTATTTCGACTAAAGGTAAAGGCCCTAATGCAATATCTTCTAATATAGTTCCTATAAAAACTACAAAAGAAGTAACAGAACTAATATTTGATAACGGCGGCAACGAGGCAACTGAAATTAAAAAAATTATACCTGGAGAAGATGATGTAAGCGGTGTTGATATTGTTAAAGGATTTAACAAAGAAAGTCAAGGGCGATTCGAATTCTTTATTGACAATTTAGAAATAGATTCTATAGTTGCACCTAACGAACAATCAGGCACATCGTTATCTACTTCTGTAAGATTTGATGTATTTGAACAATTTAGTGTAAATGGATTTATAGAAGCACTACATACTACGGCATTAGCCGCAGGATGGACAGGATATCTCAATGCTTCGTTTTTATTAAAAATTGAATTTATTGGTTATCCTGACAATGTTGATTTACCTACTCCAAAACTAATAAATGCTACTAAGTATATACCTATTAAGTTTACTGGTGCGGAAATGAATGTAACTGAGCAGGGAACAACATACAATTGCAAAGCCATTCCTTTTAACGAAGCCGGTTACGGCAATCCTAATGAAATTTATACCGACATATCTTTTACAGGTAATACAGTAAAACAAGTTTTAGACAATTTATTTTCGATTGTTAACAAACATTTAGAAGAACGTGAAAAGAAAGAAAAAAATTCTGATAATACTAAAACTATAAGAGACATTTATGAAATTTATTTTCCTAATATGCCTGAACTCGGAAAAGATATCAAAATTGTAAAAAACAGTGACGGTAATTTGATAGCAGGTAAATCTATCAACAATAATTTAAGAGAAAATTCTTTATATAAATTTCCTGAAAAAGTTTCTACAGTAACAGGCGGCAGAGGAACTACTCAATCAGAACAATTTAGATTAAATCCGCAAGTAAGCAGAATTCAATTTGCAAAAGACAGTCACATAACTGATATTATTACTGCGGTTATTCGTGATAGCCATTATTTAAAAGAAATATTGGCTGACGTAAATGCTGCAAAAGATGCACACGGCATGATTGATTATTTTCAAATAATAATCAATACACTACCTTTAGGAATCGACACTACTACGAACATTCACAAACACATATATCAATTCTTAGTAGTTCCTTACAAGGTTCATTATACTAAATTGCCAGGTTATCAGTCTAAAAAATTTCCTGCAAAAGAATTATTACCGTTTGTTAAAAGAACTTACAATTATATATACACTGGCAATAATATAGATGTTCTTAATTTTAAATTAAATTTTAATAATTTATTCTTTCAAGCATCAAATCCTAAAATGGCCAATACTGATAAATTGGAAAAGCAAGATGCCGCCGCCTCTTCTGATAATGTACAAGTTAAGCAACCGAACGGTCTTTCAAAAGATGCTCCTGAATCTAAATTTGATACAGCGGGACTTGTTGCTAACGGAGACTCTAGCAGTTTCAAAGGAAGAGCAGGCGCTCCGAAAACAGATCCGTACTTTCAATTGGCATATAATGCACACCAAGCAATTTTAGAAAGTGTTAATTTATTAACGGCTGAAATAGATCTAGTAGGCGATCCGTATTATCTTTCAACGTCGGGAATTGGAAATTATTTTGCAAGATTTAAACAACTAGGTCTTACAGTTGACGGAGAAGCAACCCCTCAATTTGGACCAGTATTGTGTAGAATCAATTTTAGAAATCCAGTAGATATTGACAGCGTTACTGGACAATATAAATTTTCTGAATTAGTTCCGTTCAGCGGAGTTTATCAAGTCATCAAAGTTAAACACATGTTTACTAATGGTATATTTAAACAACGACTTAACTTGATAAGATTTCCAGGTCAAGTTGATGATGAAATAGGCAAGAAACCGCTACCTATTAAGTATGACATAGAATCAAAACCTGGCGAGCAATCAAGAAAAGACAGTGCTCCTGCTGAAGTACCACAACAAGGTGTCAAAGAAAACAACATTGAACTTGACAAAATGATCAGTAGAGGAGTTCCTAGTCCTGCAGGAATTACTGGACCTGAATCTTCTAAACTAAATCAAATAGCAAAGGCAGCATTTGGTGTAAGTGCGGTGTTAGCCGGCTCCGATTTGCTTAAAGGCGGCCTGAAATTAGATGTAGGGTCAATAGCAGGATTAGTACTTGCAGGCACAGGTGCAGCATCATTGTTAAATCAAGCAACTTCGGTTGCAAGTTCCTTACTCCCTAGCAATGCATCTTCTTTATTGAATACTGATGTAACTAAATCTCTTTCAGAAACCGCCGGAGCAATCAAAACCGGTGCTGCAAACTTGGCTGCAGGAGTTAGTATTTCTGGACAAGAATTTTTAAAAACTGCAAATGGATCTTCTATTATAGATGGCTCTGGAAATCCAATTCTAACTGGTGCAGCATTTCTTGATCCTGCTGGCGCACTGAGTGGTATTAAAGATAAAATAGGAAATATTACTGCACCTACAATCCCGGGACTAAGCGGCAGTGGCGGCAGTCTAACTGCTGCTCAAAAGAATGCTGTACTTGCAGATGCAAAAACAAAAGGAATTCCGGCAGATCAAGCATTACGAAATGCCAGTATGTTTGGAGTTAATCTTCCTGGATTTCAATCCAATGGCGGCTCGATCGCTGCTAAATTAGGTCTCGATACATCTGCGTTATCTAAACTTACTGGTGTTGATAGTAAGTTAGTAGACCAAATAAAACAAGCCGCAGAAGAAATACCTAAAAATACTGATCTTAACAAGGCTAAAGATCAAGGTATTATTATGGGAAGTTTGGGAGTAGACTCTTTTAAAAACTTACCATCAATTCCTCCTTTTCTTCACGCTCCTCTTGCAGCATTGCCTAATAGAAGCGTAGCATCTACCCTGTCTGCTGAACAGCGTACCGCAGTTATTGCTGATGCAAAAACCAAAGGTATCCCTGTAGATCAAGCACTGCGTAATGCCAGTATGTTTGGCGTTAATTTAAAAGTACTTTCACCTGAAGCACAGGCAATTGCAATTAGTAACAATCCCCAAGCCGCTGCCGGAAATGCATCTGCATTGGCCGCCTTAGGTATCTCTGGTGCAGATATTGCTTCTGGAAAATTTGATACAATATCTAAACAACTAGAACAACTTAACCCCGGAATACCGAATGTAACTGATATAGTTGCAGGAATGAAAACATCATTGTTATCTATTGGTAGTAAGTTGCCTAACATAGGCGGCTCAATAGAGGGACTTGCAGGAAATATACAATCTGCATTAGGTAATCCTGGAACGAACTTATCTTTATCAGACATGGGCAAAAGTGCAGTTGCACAATTTGGAAGTTTATCCAGCAGTGTCGGTTCGCCTTTAAATAAACTCATGAATACCGCAGTTAACAGTTTAAACGATCCTAATGCACCTCCTTACACAGGCACTGATCCTATTGTAAGAGCAAGGTTAGGATTACCATCTGTTGTAGATAATCAAGGTAACGCAATAACATAATATGCCAATAACTTCCCGTTCTCATTCAAAATTACCTAGTCCCGGACCGTGGCTTGGTATTGTAACTAGTCACCAAGACCCTACCTATATGGGCGGATTAGAAGTTGTTCTAGTTAAACCTACAACAGGTGAACTAAATGTTCAAAGCGAAACTTTTATTGTTCAATATCTAAGTCCGTTCTATGGATCTACATCAATTAGATTTGAAGGTAATGATTCTTCTAATTGGCAAGACGTACAAAAAAGTTATGGATTCTGGGCAGTTCCTCCGGATATTGGTTCTACTGTTATGTGTATTTTTATTGAAGGTGATCCTAATCAAGGCTATTGGTTTGGGTGTGTAGCCGATAGATTTCAAAATCATATGGTTCCGGGAATTGCTGCTAGTAAAAATGTTGCAATTACAGCGGCGCAAGAAAGAAAGTACGGCACTAGAAATCTTCCAGTTGCAGAATTTTTAAAAGGAACTAGAAGTACTTCAATAGGAAAGCCTGATACATTTACAAAACCTATTCATCCTTTTGCCGATAGACTGTTAGCACAAGGCCTTCTTACTGATTCAGTGAGAGGAGTTACTTCTAGTAGTGCAAGGCGAGAAGTTCCTAGTCAAGTGTTTGGCATTTCGACGCCAGGCCCATTAGATCCTAACGGTAAAAAAGGTTCTGTAGGTTACCAATCTAGTTCTCCTCAACCAGTTAGCAGATTGGGTGGTAGTACATTTGTTATGGATGATGGAGATGCTGATGGCCAAAATGAACTTGTGAGAATTCGAACTCGGACAGGCCATCAGATATTAATGCATAATACTCATGATTTAATTTATATTGCTAATGCATCTGGTTCAGCATGGATTGAATTAACTGGACAAGGAAAAATTGATATATATGCAAAAGATTCCGTCAGTGTGCATACAGAAGCAGATTTTAATTTTAAAGCAGATAGAGATATTAATATTGAAGCAGGCAGAAATCTTAATATTTCAGTAGGTGAAAATTTTCAAGCAGATGTAGGCGGCAATTATACACTCATTGTAGATAACAACGGTAAAATAACCTTTTCAGGCAATCTTGATGAAACTATTGTAAAAAATAATACTGTTTCTGTGGGTAAAGATCTCAATGTGGGCGCAAACGGTTCAATACTTCAAACTGCCGGAAATAAGATGCATCTATATTCAGCATCAGATATGTTCCAGCAATCGTCTTCAAATATTAATATTAAAGCCGGCGAACAAATGTTCCAACAATCGACTGGTATTTTTAATGTTAAATCTGGAAGTACTTACACAGAAACTGCTCATGTAATTCACATGAACAGTAGTGATCAGATAGCCGCAGAAGCAACTAAATCAACAGTATCTTCAATTGCTGAAATTCCAACAGCATTACCAAAATATAATCTTCCTAACAGAAGTAAAGATGAAGGATGGGATGACGGCAAGTTCTATAAAGCAGATGATATTTCGTCTATTATGAAACGAGTCCCGACACATGAGCCGTGGGACCATCACGAATCGATTAATCAAAGTCAATTTAATTCTGTCAATACCGATAGCACTACTGATGTTCCTACTAAATCACAAGCACAATCTAGTTATAGTGCAGCATCATCTAGTCCTGCAACTAAAGAAAATCCTCCTACAAATTACAATAGGGCAGACATGCCTAAAAATTGGGCAGACGATCATGCATTTGTTAAAAAAGCTATTGAAGTTGCTAAAGAATTAAATTGTTCATTTATAGATTTATTAGCCTGTATGGCGTTCGAAACAGGTAGAACATTAAGTCCGTCTATAAGAAATAGTATAGGAGCAACTGGACTAATTCAGTTTATTCCTTCTACTGCCAGGGGTCTTGGCACTACCACTGATGCATTGGCAGTAATGACACGAGTAGAACAAATGGACTGGGTATTAAAATATTTTAAAGCAGGTCCTGTGCGTAAAATTGCTGCTCCTACGCTTGAAGATCTATATATGCAGATTTTATGGCCACGAGCAGTTGGTAAACCTTTAGACTATGTGTTATTCAGTAGTCCTTCTACTGCTTACAGACAAAATAAAGGACTAGATGCTAATAATGATGGAAACATTACTAAAGCAGAAGCTGCTGCCAAAGTTAGAAATCAACTAACTTATATTAGAACACAGATGTTAAAAATTCCAGAAGATGCTCAAGTATGGACTGATGGTAACGGCAATCCTGTACTTGATAGCAACGGTAATCCTATTAGAACTGGCTACTATCCGCCCAAAAATTAATAAAATAAATAATAAACTATGGCATATAAGAACTTGGTTATTACTCCTCCTAACGTTAAAAACGTATCTAAAACTAAAATTAGTCAGTTTTATAAAGGATTTAGCACGATAGATGAGTCTACGACCAATGTCAAACTATATGATTTTGAATTAATAAAACAAGATATATTAAACGAATTCAACACCCGCAAAGGTGAACGATTAATGTATCCTAACTTTGGTTCTATCATATGGGATTTAATTTTTGAACCTTTAACTCCGACTGTTAGACAGTTTATTGCCGAGGATGTTGACAGAATAGTCAATTCAGATCCTAGAGTAATTCCTACATTTATTAACATTGTAGAACAAGACTTTGGATTCTTAATAGAACTAACACTGACATACTCGGGATCGGATGTTAGCGAGAATATGCTCCTGAAATTTGACAAAAATGCTGGCCTTGCAGTGTAATAACTACCCAGTTTATTTTTGCTATAAATACACCATAACTGGATTGTTTTACCTATGATACCGGCAACGAACTCAAAATTATTAGTAACAGAAGATTGGAAAAAAGTATACCAATCTTATAAAAATGCGGACTTTAAGTCATACGACTTTGAAACTGTTCGTAGAACAATGATTGCGTACTTAAGAGAAAAATATCCTGAAGATTTTAATGATTATATTGAATCTAGCGAATATATTGCTCTTATTGATCTTATCGCATACTTAGGGCAAAATTTAAGTTTTCGTGTTGATTTAAATGCTCGTGAAAACTTTTTAGAAACTGCTGATCGTAGAGACAGTGTGCTAAGACTTGCGCAGTTAATTAATTACAATGCTTCTAGAAATAACCCTGCTAATGGTTTATTAAAGTTAACTGCAATTAGTACTACTGACGATGTGTTTGATGCTAACGGTAGCAACTTAGCAAATACTATTATTGGTTGGAACGACACTAGTAATTTAAATTGGTATCAGCAATTCGTATCTATATTAAATTCTGCAATGCCAGCAAGCGTAGTTTTTGGAAAACCTTACGATAAAAAACCTATTGCCGGTGTACCTACAGAGCAATACAAAATTAATTCCGCTAACACTGATGTTCCTATATATTCTTTTACAAAGGTCATTGGCGGCGTTAACATGCCGTTTGAAATTACTAGTTGTGAATTCAGCAGTAGTAATGTAATTAACGAATCAACGCCTGCTCCCGGCAGTCCATTTAACTTTATCTTTAAAAATGATGCCAAAGGAAGTGCAAGTCCTAATACTGGATTTTTTGTGCATTTCCGACAAGGTGCCTTAAATGTTACTAATTTTTCTTTAGATAATCCTGTACCTAATGAAATTGTAGGAATTAATGCAAGCGATATCAATGACGCCGATGTTTGGTTATGGCAACTTGATGCTAACGGTAATTATGTCACTGAATGGACTAAAGTTAACTCTTTAACAGGTAACAATATTATCTATAACAGTACTAGTATTGACAAAAGAAATATCTATACGGTAACTACTAGAGAAAACGATCAAATTGATTTAAATTTTGCAGACGGCACATTTGGTAATTTACCTAAAGGCCAGTTCTCTTTATTTTATAGACAAAGTAACGGATTAAAGTACTACATTAAACCAGAGCAAGTTAACGGTGTCCAAATTGAAGTTCCTTACTTTAACAAAACAGGACAACTTCAAACTATAACAATGACATTAAGTTTGCAATACACTGTTTCAAATAGTGAAGCAAGTGAATCTAATGCAAGTATTAAACAAAAAGCCCCCCAATCATATTATACACAGAATCGTATGATTACTGCGGAAGATTATAATATTGCTCCATTAACTGCTAGTTCTGACATTATTAAAATTAAAAGTATAAACAGAATATCAAGTGGAATTTCTAAGTATTATGAATTGAGCGATGTAAGCGGAAAATACTCCAGCACTAACATTTTTGGAAGTGACGGAATTATATACAAAGATGCAGTAACTCAAAGTTTTAATTTTACATTTTCATCTAACAATGCAATATATTCTGCATTAAGTACTGAATTAATTCCTGCTCTGGAATCTGCAGCAATGAAGAATTTTTATTATGAAAACTGGCCTCGCCCTGCATTAACTGATCCTATAGTATCTTGGCAACAACTGACAAAAAGTACTAATCAAACTACTGGATATTTTAAATCATCTATAGATAATGTTCCTTTACAAACTGGCATATTTTCTGGAAATAATCTTCAATATGCAGCAGCAGGTAGTCTTATTAAATTTGTTGCTCCTGCCGGTCAGTATTTTTTACCTACAGGAAAATTAACTTCTACTCAAGACAATACTACTAAAGATATTTTATGGGTTAAAGTTGCAACTGTTATTGGTGACGGTGCATACGGCGGCCTAGGCGCATTGCCTAACGGAACTGGTCCTGTAATTTTAACTCAGCATGTACCATCTAGTGCAATTGCAGAAGCAATTATACCTTCTTTTGATACTATATTAAGTTTTAATTTACAAGCAGACATTGTAGGGTTGTGTAATTCCAAAAGAAATTTTGGTCTTTCCTTTGCACAAGATACTCGTACTTGGTATATTATAAACGACACTGATCTTGATCTTACTAGTCCTTTTAAATTAACTTACCAAAAAGATGCAACTAATACTAACTTAGATTCTAGTTGGTTATTTGCCTTTGTATGGAACGGTATTGGGTATACAGTCCGATATAGATCAACTGAATATATATTTGAAAGTAAAAAAGAAACAGCGTTCTTTTTTGATAAAACTTCTAGAAATTTTGATTTTACAAAAAATACTTTAGTAAAAGATCAAGTTGAAATTCTTAAAATTAATAATAATCCGTTAGACGGAACTCCGTTAAAATTAGGACATTTATGGCAGGTAGAAGAAAATGTAATTGAACCAGATGGATATATTGAACCTAAAAAAATTAAAGTAAGTTTCTTTGATGAATTAGATGATAATCAAATTGATAATCCTGATAGTTTTGAAGACATTGTTGCTCCTGCTTCTACTAGCACACAAACTACATTTAAAGATAAATTTGTTTATTTTGTAAGATCTGACAATTATCAAACATATTCATTAATTGATAGTACTAATGTGCTTGCGTATCCTACTGAAGCAGCAGTTCCGTCTAACGCAAAATCTGTAGACAATCTTTATTATTTTTACAATCCTGCAGAAAATATAATCAAATCGTACAATGGTACTGAGTTTGTTTTAGAACCACTTTACTTTGCCAAAGAAGGTCGATCAAATTTAAAATTTCACTATAAGCATAACAGCGGTGAAAATAGAAGAATTGATCCAAGCAAGTCTAACATAATTGATGTATACTTATTAACTGCTAACTATGATATCAAATACAGAAATTGGTTGTTAGAAGATAACAGTAACGAACCGTTACCTCCTACAAGTTCTTCATTAGAAGAAAACTATGCTGCTGCATTAGAACCTATTAAATCTATAAGCGATCAAATTATTTACAGACCTGCAAAATATAAAGTATTGTTTGGATCTAAAGCAACTAGAAATTTACAGGCAACATTTAAAGCAGTAAGAAACAGCACTCGTCCTACTACAGACAACGATCTAAAAGCAAGAATTTTATTAGTAATCGATCAATTTTTTGCTCTAGAAAATTGGGAGTTTGGACAGACATTTAATTTTAGCGAACTATCTACATATGTTATGAACATAATGAGTCCTGATATTACAAACTTTATTATTGTACCTAGGGCGAATGTTCCATTCGGTAGTTTATATGAAATCACTTGCCAATCAGATGAGATATTAGTAAACGGAGCATCAATTGATGATATTGAAATTATTGATTCGATTACTTCTACTCAAATTAACGCCACAACAGCACTAACTAACAGCACAGGAGTTTATTAATGGCACAAAATAATAACAAAAAAGGTTTGAAAAAATCTATAAATTTGTTGCCTGTTCTTTTTAGAACTGAAAAAAACAATAAGTTTTTATCTGGAACTATTGATCAACTAATACAAACTCCAGCACTTAAACGCATTGACGGTTGGGTAGGTAGTAAAATAACTCCTACTTATAATCCGTTAGCAGATCTTTATATATCTTCTAATTTAAAATCAAAACAAGATTACCAATTAGAACCTGCGTTAGTTGTTACTAATGATGTTTTTAAAATTAAAAAAGCAACTTCATACGATGATTTGTTGAATCAATTAGAGTTTGAAGGAGCCAATGTTTCTAACCACAATAGATTATTAACACCTGAGACATACTCTTACGACCCGCACATTAATTGGGATAAGTTTGTTAATTTTGAAAAATACTATTGGTTACCGACGGGCCCTGCAACTGTAAGTATCTCTGGCGAAACTAAAGAAATTGTAAGCACTTATAATGTTTATGATTCTGACGACGGCATGTTCTATGTGTTTAATCCAGACGGCTTAACTCCATTACCTCAAATTACATTATATCGAGGCGTCACATACAAATTTAATATTAAATCAGCGCATATGTTTTGGGTCAAGTCTGCTAGAATAGCAGGAACTGAAGGAGCATTTAGAGGCGCTCAGAATAACGGAATTACAGAAGGTACTGTTACTATTACTGTAGATGAAAGAACACCTAAGACTCTTTACTTTGTTTCTAAAGATAATGTGTTAAATGGCGGCGAATTTGTTATTAAGACATTAGATGAAAATTCTGTAATTGAAATAGACAAAGAAATTTTAGGAAAGAAAACATACACTTCTTATTCTGGTGTTGATTTTACTAACGGGTTAGTTATAAATTTTGTAGGAAATGTATACCCTGAATTTTATAGACAAAAAACTTTCATAGTTGAGGGTGTTGGTAATAGTATTAAACTAGTTGATGTTGCAACTCTCGAAACTCCCGAGCAGTTTGCAGAAGTGTACGACGAAAAGTTTGATAATACTTTCTTCGATTCATATGCTTTTGATCAATCTAACAACATTGCAGTTACACCGGAATATATTACAATCAATAGAAGCAGTCAGGATTTAAACCCTTGGACTCGTTACAATCGTTGGTTTCATGAAGATGTTATCAAAACTTCTTGCGAAGCAAACGGTGTGCCAGTATTACTGCCGTCTGAACAAAAAGCCAAGCGTCCTATTATTGAATTTAATGCTGATTTAAAACTTTACAATTTTGGCGGCTGGGCTAAAAAGAATGTGCAGTTTATAGATACTACGACTACTGATGTGTTTTCAACCGCCGAAGGCGCATTAGGCTATTATGTCAATGGTGAAGAACTAGGGCAGGGTGATAGAGTAATCTTTTTAGCAGACACTGACGACTTTGTTAACGGAAAAGTGTACGAAGTTAATTTTGTTCCTATTGCAGGTAAACTTAGAATTAGTTTAGAAGAAATTGCTGACTCTGTCCCTGCCATTGACGATTGTGTTGTAGTAACAAAAGGCACTAATTTAAAAGGAACTAATTGGTGGTATAATGGAACTACTTGGGTTTTAGGACAACAAAAGACTGTGTTAAATCAACCTCCGTTGTTTGATATATTTGATAGCAACAGAAATTCGTACTCTGATGAAACAATTTACAAAGGTAAATTTTCAGGAACAAAAATATTTGGATATAGTGTAGGTAACGGTGCAGTTGATACAGTACTAGGTTTTGCATTAAAATATAAAGACGTTTCTAATCAGGCATATTATTTGTTTGAAAACTATTTCATGAAAGATGAGTTGTTAGTGATTAACGGTTCCGTTAGTTCAACTATAGAAACTTCAGTTGGGTTTATTAAAGATAACACAAATAGAAATTCTCCTGTTTACAAAACCGTATGGACAGATTCAGTATCTTATAATATTCCTGTAATTCAATATAATGTAATTGAAGAAGAAATTACTGAAATTGAAATTACATCTATTAAAAATCCTGGTTATCAAGATATGGTAATAGATGTATTTGTTAACAATGTAAAGCAAACTATTGATGTTGATTATTCTTTATATGCATCTGGTAGACAATATTTTGTTGCTTTTAATTCACCATTGCAACCTAAAGATAGATTGTATTTAAAAATAATTACATCTGCAGAAATAAGTGCTACAGGATTTTACGAAACATCTATTGGATACTCAAACAATCCTTTAAACTTTAATATCAATGGATTTACACTAACTGAATTGTCAGATCATGTAAAAACTATGATTGATAGGCACCCGGACTTTACTGGTGTATTTCCGGGTAATGGAAATATTAGAGACATTGCTAATTTAACATCTTACGGTACTAGATTAATTTCTAATAAAACTCCGGCAGCATTTGCAACATATTTTATTGCAAATGACGAATTTAGTTTAATTAATGCTACTAAAACAATTGCGCAACATTATTCACAATTTAAATTAGCATTAATTGATCAGATTAACAAATTGCAGGGAACATACTCTCCTGCTCAAGCATTAGATATTGTGTTGCACAATATAAATGCAATAAA